ACTAGCTATTCCAGCACAATTAATGACATAATCAAACCTTGGTAGCGTTAGAGCGTTGCAAATATCATTACCCGCCTTAATGTCATAGCACAAAAGCTCATTTCCATTGTCTTTAAAGATATCTTTAAACCAGCTTCCAAGAAAACCATCTGATCCTATCAATAGTACCGATTTGTCCTTTGGTATAATCATTATATCTCCATCAATTCTGATGTCGGAAAAAATTCTCCGCGTTTATACATTGTTGGTGTGATTTTGTTGCACCTATTTATCTCTTCAGAAGACATATCTTTTAGCAGGTTTAATGAACCCAGTACAAAGTCTGGGGCAATGGCTAAGATTCTTTTATATAAGCTAGCAACGGTATCTCCATTTAGCACTGGGTATGTAATTTTGCTTATTATGGGGCCATAGTCTACTTTGTTGGTCATCTTGTGGATTGTTAGTCCTTGCTCCGTTTCTTTATTCTTTAGCGTGTAATCTAAAATATTACAACCGCCGTAATGCGGTAAGATTCCCGTGTGCAGATTGAAGCAGTTGTTAAAATCTTTTACTATTAGGTCGTATTGTATAGACAGCTTTATGTCGCACGGTTGGTCTATACATACTTCGGGAAGATTTATACTGCCCACCTTCGTTGGGTTTTTGCTTGGGACATAACCGACCAGCTCATATTCTTCTGACAATCTATCGACGACAAGCTCTGTAAGCAGGGTTGATCCCAATATTAATATTTTTTTGATCTTCATTAATCACCCCGGAGCTTCATAGTATCCTATTTCAAATCCGTCCCTTGTGCATCTTTCTACTGTATCGTCGTGGCCAAAAGCCTTTAGATGTTCCTCAACATGTTCGCACATTGAAATGTTCGTTCCCGGCCAGTTGTTTTTATAGAAGTGACACAGCTTTGTACATTTAAAATGTGATCTTTTTTGTGATATGGGCTTAGGAAACTCGTTATGTTTTATTTGCTTAAATCTCTTTTCTAACATGCCCAAAAACTTCTCTTGATCAGACTTGTCAAAACACATACTGAATGGGCCGCCATCTCTAATATAATATATCGTCATAATCGCCTGTTCATATTCGGGAAAAAGTTTCGATATAGCATAATTATACAATAGGAGTTGCGGATCGTCAAGTAGTTTTTCGTAAGTTTTTTCTTCTCCCGTTGCCCAGTTTAGTCTTCTTCCCGTTTTCCAGTCTACAACTTCTATAACATCATCCCCAACCTGAGTCACCAAGTCAATGGTTCCCTTGATCGCAAGTTGTCCCTCAACCATTTCGCCGTTGGGCATTTTGTATTTATACTTTGCCCACTCCTCTTCGATTGGAATATCGAACTGAGGCTCCGAAGCAACGACATTTCTGTTTCGGGGATCAAATTGACCATCGTTATATGTCAGGGCATCATCTACTAACTTCTTGCAGAACTTCATATCTGCCCCAGTATAGTTATGGACACAATCCTTTGTGTAGTATTCATAGCTCCTGTCAAGTAGTTCTTTTACAAACTTCTTTGTGTATAGACTTCTGCTTGAGAACTCAATATCACCTATACCATCGTCAGTGATAGACAATCCCGTCTTCTTCCCTTCCTGTAGTTTCTTTTTACAGGAACCGAGACACTCCATGACCTTGTGAACTATTGTCCCTAGCTGGGCTTTTTTCCCAGACGTTGACTGATGGCCCAGAGCATATGTTATAAAATACTGCATTTGGCAGTAATCATAATTATTATACGAGGAGCTGCGGATGTATGTTACTATCATTAGTCTTCCTCTTTAAATTTGTGTATGCCGCCTACTAACTGAGGCTCCGGCATTGGGGGCTCTGGCTCTGGCTCTGGCTCTGGTTTGATTTCCGACGCAAGCCATCCCCATTCGTTTAATAGTTTAATAATTTCAACATTTGTTTCATGTATAGAGAGGTTTGAATTATCTACAACGGCGTCAAAGTCATTGTAGGAAGACAATGCACACTCACTCAAGTGGCTGTCTTCATAAGGGCTTCGCGTCAGCCTTATAACTTTTCCGCCAGAATCTTGAATTGCTTCGGCTTCATTGGGAAACCTGCAATCGTCCACAACAGCTATAAGTGGTTCTTCAAATTCGATATCTTTAATGAGTCTAGCACGCCAAACATCTTCATAGATTTTCCTACAAATATCAGTTCCGAAAAATTGTAAAAATTCTCTAGCTGTTACTCTTCCCGGCTTGTGATACTTTAGCACGCCTTTGTCTATTAGCTTTTTTATGTCCTTTTGACTTGCAAGCTTTTCATCCGTGATAACCGCTGGCATTTCTTCCCACCTAAAAATCGTAGAGCTATTTTTCTGGCTATCGGTGCCATAGGCTTGATCGGTTTTTATTTCAAACAGCCCAGTACTTATCTGCTTAAGAGGGGAAGCAAATGAATAATTTTTAATGTATGGCCACATGCTGTATGCCGCCCATTCTGCAAATTCCGGATCTGACCTATTGACATCTAGAATAGCGTCTCCCTTTTCAGCTTTTCCTTCAGCATTTATTACGGTTGTCTTAACAATAAGATCGCCATCTTTTGTTATTCCAAAGTCGTCTATAACACGGTGTGCTCGTAGCTGGTAGCCATGAAGGAAATTAGTACAAGTGCTTTTTCCAGCCTGCTTACTTCCAGCAAATGCCAATATTCTACTCTTCATTAAATAAACCTTTCAATTGGGGATATAGTTCTTCTTTTATTTGTTCTATGGACATTTCACCTACGTCTTTTGTTGAAATGTTTGGTCTGTAATAGTTGAATCTTCTTCCGCACTTTTTCATTATTTGATTAAATGCTTTCGTACCGGCTTCATCCGAGTCTGTGAGTATAACTACATTGAGTGCTCCGCTTTCTTCTAGCAGTAGTAATTGGTCTTCGTTAATGCTAGATCCAAAAATTCCCACGCAGTTTTTGATACCCGCTTCGTGCATCCTCCACACGTCCCCTTGTCCCTCTACTAATACGACGGACAGTGATTTTTTTATGTATTCGCTAGCTATGTTAAGTCCATATAAGATTGATTTTCTAAATCCTTTGCTATGTAACCACTTTGGATTCATGTTGTCATTTACAGATCTTCCAACACAGCCTATATAATTATAGCCTTCATCGTAGATTGGGACAACAACTCTTCCGGACATTGGTCGATTTTTCTCCAAACAAAAACCAACATCAAATGTATCTAGCGTTTGTGGTAGATATCCTCTTCCTATATAGTATTCTGCGGGTATCTGTATTTTTGATCTTATTTCGTCTCTAGATATACTGGGAATATTTCTATCTATTTTTCGATTAAAGACATCTAATACGTTTAAGCTTCGCTGTTTATGTTCTTCTATCTTGTCCAGATCTTCAATACTCATATCAAAGAAATTGGCACAGTATGCCGCAGCTTCATTTAATGAGATGCTTCGGTTTCTTCTGTGTGACAACGTCCCCCTAACAAATCCCAGTAGGCTGTTAGTAAACTCGTCCTCACAATGATTTGTCCAACATTGCCAATTTCCTTTAGACGTTAGCCCGTCAGTAAAGATACTACATCCTTCTGGGTTATCTCCTCCATGTACTGGGCAAGCAAAAGAAAATCTATTTGGGTACTCTACATACTCTATCTCTAACGACGTAAGTAGCTCAGGCAACCTATCAAACAGATTTTCACATATCTGAAATATCTGATTCTTCGTCAAGCTCTTCATTTATCTCAAAACCTTCATTTCTCGACCTGTTTTCAAGGTGTATCTCATTTCTAGTACTACCTTCGTCAATTCTTCCATATTTACCAAACATTTTCATACTTATATAGTCACCGTCATCAAGACCTTCTCCGTGTCTAGCAACGACTGGTACAAGTTTTCTGTTTCCGTGATCTACTCCATCATCGGCAATTTCCTCGTCTGACTTTAGCTTAAAGATAGAGAAGCTCGTACAGAGCCATATCAGTCTGTCAGATCCAGAAACAACGTCTGTCGTTTCTCTTGTGATACCGTCTCTATTTAGCTGCACAAACGCCAAGCATGGAACATCGTATTTAACCATAAAATTGTGAAGCTTTGTAATCTGAAACCCAAGAACCTGATATTCTTGCATTGAAGAACTAATTCCCTCAGAACCCATAAGTTTAAGATAGTCATATACAATTAAACAATCTTTTGTTTGTCCATTGTCGTCAAAGCCTACGTGCTGATATATCCATTTACGCATTTGGCTTAGTATGTTTTCAAAGGATTCTCCCGCAATACTAATATAGTGATAGGGTATTTTCTTTAGTTTATCACTAGCTGCCAAGACTTTTTCTTTGTCTATTTCGCTCTCAGCAAACCTACCCGTGGTGATCTTGTTTATTTCTACACCAGAAAGGCACGCGAGCATACGGTTGTGGTGGTCTTTTTTGGACATCTCCGTGTCCAAAACCAATACGGGAATATTTAGCTCTCCGCTCACATGCATGGCGACAGCGTCTCCAAACATGGACTTACCAACCTTTGGTCGTGCGGCAACCAAGTCAACACACTTCCTTCTTAGTCCGCCGCCAATAGCTACATCAAATCTTGGAAACCCGCTGGGGATGCCAGCAAAGTCCGATGGGTTATCTATAAGGTACTGTACATACTCGTCAAGATCTTCACCAATCAGTTCGGTCTGCTTACTGGAACCTTTATAGATATCGCCAGTCGCATCCAGTATTGGTTCTTCCACCTTGGATATTACATCTATAATGTCCTCATCACCGGTGAGTGAGTCTAGATGTTTTTCGCAAGCCTTAAGTGTTTTCTTGAGATCTCTTGCTAGCTTAAGCTTTGCTAGCTTAGAGGCGTGGATGCCTATGTTATCTTTAAGTATTGGGAAGTTAAATAGGGATCTAATGAACCCTATCTCATCTTTGGTATTAATCTGATCGTAAATACCAAGATCGTTTCCGGCAGACAATATTGATGAAAGCTCAACCTTAGACGTGTCAAATATTGACTTTTGTACACAGCTAAAGATAAGCTGATTCATCTCATTGGTAAAATGATCCGACTGAATAAAATCTATCTCTAGATAAGCGTCGAGGCCATACTGACAAAGAGCCGCTATGACAGCTCTCTCAGCCGCCATATCTTCAAGTTTTTTTGTTGTTATTTTGCTAGACATTTGTCACACGTATAAAATTCTCTTGCGTGGGTTGGGTGTACGGAAAAGTCTTTATTACATCTCTGACAGTGTTGATCCACGTATTTTACTGTCGCCCTTCGTCTTTCAGTTGGCTGAAAGTCTGGTGTTGTAATGTCTCTGGCGTCCTTACCGTCATCAACAAACTCATTTGATCTGTTCTTAACTTCATTTACAGGTACGCCGCCTTTTCTAGTTTCAATAGCGTCCCCTCCAATGATGGGGGAAAGAAACTCAGATTCGTTCTTGTTGTTAGTGGGAGGTGTTTTCTTTTCTTCTACTGGGGGCTTACTCTCCTGCTCCAGCAGGTTATTTGCTAAGGATATCAATTCAGCATCGTTTGTGGCGATAGCGTTTTTTAATAGTTTCTTGGCTTCTTCAAGTCTGTCCACACTTATCTCCTTCTAGATAGGTTTGTTAAAATGTTTGCCATACTCTGTACTCTGTCGGCTTTGCCGCTCAATATTTTAACCCTAGCCTCAGCGTGATTTTTCACCTTCAATATTTCAGATGCTAGAGGGTTTTCTCTTATCGCAGAATAATATTTCTCTTGCCACTTGGTATATTGTGATCCATAGTTATTCATCACTGTAGATATTATATACCAAATACTGGAATCTGCCCATTCTAAAATGATACTTTCTTTAGCTTTCTGCGTTTCTATGTACTCCGAATAAGCGTATAGTTCATATGCATATGAAGCCTGAACCTCCGATGACAGAGATTTTATGTCTTCGGTTTTAAGGTTGAGTATTATTTCTATCTCTTCGTTTTCTTTTACTGTAGCGATACTCTTGGACGATTTCCAATCTTCTACGGCATTTATGAATTCATTTAATCTTTCTTCGCCACTCATCTATATCCTCATTGTAATTAAATTCTATTAAGCGTATATCGTTAAGCTCGCACCACTCTTTTTTTTCTGAGTCCCTTGCTTTGGCTCTATAAAATGACAACTTATCTTTGTAGAAGAATTTGTTAAACTTGTAATGCTGTTCGCCATGTACTTCAACAATTAAATTTCTGTTTGGTATAAAAAGATCAGCCCTTAATGTGCTACGCCTTCTTTCTGTTTTGCTTCCGGGTAGTGAAACCTCTTCTAATATTCTATCATACGGAAACAGTTTGTCAAGAAGTTCTTTTGCTTTTTTGTGTAGAGATGATCTGCTAGACGCCTTTGCCTCGCTAGCCGAGGGATTCCAGCTATACTCTCTCCCATCAAGACCCTTTATGTTCACTATACTTGTTCCTTAAAATCTCGCAAGTTTCTGTCCAGTCGGATACGTGGTGAGACACATCCGCCTTAGAGTATATGGGAAAATCATTTCCAGAAGGCTCACATCTGTCTCCAAAGAATACAGTTTTTCCAACCATGTCCTTAAGTGCCTGAGATTTGTTTTTGCCTTTTGGGTAGATGTCTATACTTATCTCTCCACCTACTGAAAACTCTAGCTTGGGATACGCAAATGAAAGCGACTTTGCAATTCTTTCTCTCTCTCGAACTGTATTATCCCATATATGGTACGCCTTGCGTTGTTGGGTTGTTGCGCTCCTACCCAGCGTGGTAAAGTTTACCATGCCAATACGCTCTTCTATGTTATTTCTAGCTTTTCCAAACCAAGGGCTTTTTTCCATAGCTAGCATAAGATCTAGATGCAGATAGGCAGACATTTTCCATTTGGATTCTTTTGTTAATTTACCATTTTTATATAGCTGGTTTCCGCAACACTGGTAAGATCCATCAACCAATCTCCATAAAGGAACCCCAACTTGCTCTACGGTTTTATCCCTATCGGAGCCAGTAACAAAGAACACCTTATTATTTAAGGACTGCTGGTATAAAACCCAGTCTGCAAATATGTGTTTAAAGTTATCGTCTATTTTTTCCCTTGACGGAGTTAAGGTTCCGTCAATATCAAACAGGTAATTAATCATCCTCTTCTACCTTTTTACCATCTCCATCAAGCGTTACCCACCCACATCCTTCGCACAGGCAGAAGTATCTTTCATGCTTTCTGACAATTCCCGCAAACTCATTTTTATCTGCGTGCTCTTCTCCAAACAAATCGGCGGTACAATCATAGCAAAAACTAGCCATCTCTTTTTTTCCTTCTCTCTATAACCTTTGTCTCTTCTCTTTTTAAAAGATAGAGTGCAAGCAATACTATACCCACCTCTATAGTCCATGCCATAACTCCAGCAAATACAGCCTGCATTATACTACAGCCCTCCCCTTTAGTTTTTCCCAATCCTTTTCAGGTCTAACTTCTAGATTTGTTTCCCAAGCCCCACGAAGGGTGTGGCACGGAGTACCCAGCTCTTCCGCAAGCGTTATTATTGAGTTTAGATCTTTTGGAAAACAGCTTCCTCCAAAACCTCTCTTGCCATCAGGCCCCGGAACTACCCAGTGTGTGTCGCCAAGACGGGGGTCAAAGTTTGCGTACTCTGTAACCTTATCATAGTCAACCCCGCTAGCCTCGCACAGCTTGGCAAATTCGTTGGCGACTGAAACCTTTGCCGCCAAGAAGCAGTTAGATAAATATTTTACATATTCAGCGATTGTTGATTGTGTCTTTATGACTTTTACATTTGGAAACACATGTGAGTAGAATTGTTTTAATGCGGTAGTGGCCTGTATTGACCCACCTAAAACAACCCTGTTTGTGTTTTTGAAATCTCTGGATGCAAACCTTTCTGTTAAGAACTCCGGATTAAATACAATCTTGTCTGTGTTTAATTTGCTATTTAGAGACGCTGTTGTGCCGGGGGTTATCGTAGACTTTATGCTAATGATAGGGTTTCCAGCAGACACAACATCAGAACAAACCTGCTCTACTATCGACGTGTCGCAAGAACCGTCTTCTCTCATTGGCGTAGGCACGCAAACAAATACAACATCTGATGAATCGGAAAGCGTAGCTATGCTGTTGTGTGTTGAAAGTTCTGGTAAAAACTTATCGTATGTATTTACCGGATAGTATCTTGAAAACTCTTCTTTAAGAGCCTGTCCGACAAAACCCTGACCAACTATTCCAACTGTTTTAATTGTCATTTATCAAATTTCCTTCTATGTAAATTGGTGTATTTTCCCCAACATAAGCCCCAAAAGTATTGTACTCAAGCCATTCAGCAGCCTCATCGTAGTCTACGCATAAATCCTTAGCGCATATCTCTATCATTTTCGCAACAGAGTAAGCAACCCTTCCTGAATCGAAGCCGCTACAAACCCCAATAATAGCACCGTCATAGCCATCGGCAAAAAGCAAATCATCGCCATAATGTTCACTAAGCTCTTCACGAATTCCCATGTCCCTTGAATCCCTTTCTCCATGTCTTCTTATCCTTGTCCCACCACTTTCTATACTTTTCACATATCGCTTTGGTTTTTTCATTTATTATTTTAGTATGTAATCGAAAATTGTCAAGTTCTTCTTGGTCAATTTCTGGTTTTTTAAATCTCTTTTTCTTAGCCACCGAGCATTTCCTTTATTGATGTTTCGAGGAATTCAACCAAGCTATTGTTTTCTGATAAAAAGGTGTATAGATTATCTTGTCCCTGAAACTTGAAAGCTTTACCCAATGCTTCTTCATCGTCAACATTTAGCTCTGGCTTTATCTTTTTTGCTAATTCTTTGCAATCAGCCATAAAAACACAGTTAAACCAAGCTCCTGATTTTTGTATCAGTCCCAAGTCACACGACAGCATCAAAATTTCCTGTGTCTTGTCTATACCGTGTCCATATCTAATATAGCTTTGAACCTGTCCTCCGGGCGCTCCCATAGAAGAGCAGATTATCTTCCAATTTACTACCTGCCCAATCCTGTCTCCTCCTGTGCTTGTCCAAGGGGAAACAGCCGATACCCTCTCGCCCCCGCCAGCAATCTCCATTCTGGTGTCGGCTTGATACTGAATCTTATTACCACCGTCAGAGAGTTTAGATTTTCCGAATCCCGCCGTGTTTGCTATGTAGTGAGTAATAGCTATAACCAGTCCACGCTGTCTTGGAAGAAGCTGCCCCACCTTTTTTGTAAAGATAGAGAGAATCTTTGGAAGCCCCGCCCGTCCCGGTGTAAAATCGCCGTCAAGCTCTTTTTTGGGAATCAGCGAAGATATAGAATCAATAATAAGAACAGCCCCGTAGTAATCTGGATGGCTCATGAGCTTGTGTGCGGCTTCTAGAAAGTCTTCTGCGGGAAGAGGCTTGTCATCTGGATGGATAACCTTCATCTTGGCTGGGTCTAAATCGTGAACCTCAAAGTTCATGTCTTTTAACCTGCCCTCTACATCAAGATAAATGACGGGACGACCTTCCTTTTGGCAATTCGATGCTATCTGCATAGCAGTGGTGGTTTTCCCGCTCTTTGGATCTCCGGTTAGTGTTAGCCATGAGCCTTCTTTTACGCCACCACCTAGAGCAATGTCGATGGCAGGACTGATGGATATTACCTTGTATCCCTTTTTTTCTTTTAAGACATCAAGCCCATTAGAAATTATGTTTCCATATTCCTTAATCATCTTGGCTAGATATTCAGGTTTCTTCTCTGTCGCTTTTGCCATTCTCTATATTCCTAATCTTTGAAAATAATGTATTTGATTTCTGCGGTGCTCTAGATTTATATTGGGGATTCTCTGGTAGTTTTAACACTTCCTTCTTCTTGCTTTTTTCTTTTTCTATTTGTTCCAGAGCTTTAGATACCCCCTTCTCTACAAAGCGGAGAGCGAGAACAAACTTGCCAGAGTTGTGCAGAAACCCCAGCGAGTATATTTTTTTCGCACTGGGGCTATTGATATAGCGTATAAGAGCCTCTTCTCCAAACTTTTTTATGAGCTTCCAAGCAACACGTACCTGAATCTGGTATTCTTCATTGTGTGACTTGTTCCAAAACTTATATTCTAAGCTACCCTTGTTTTCCCTTTCGCTTTTGCGAATGCACACTTTTTCTGCGGCATATTGGGCAGCATTACATTCCTGTCCGGTTGAGACACTCTTGAACTTTCGGGTGTTTTCTTTTTTCTGATTCATTTCTAAAAATCATTCTCTTCAAATTTTCTTTGGTTAGCTTCCTAGTGGAAACACGTTTTTCAAATTCGTTGTGTGGCCAAACAAACTTACGCACATCTATTTCAGAACAATCGTCTTTAAGTAGAGAGACGGTTAGTGTTTGATATGATTTAGAGTAAGATCCGTCTATGGCTTGGTCTTGAGCAACGCCCCTAACAACTGATAACCCATCAAGACCATTTTCGTTTTCAAAAAAGATCTCCTGCCTAGCACCAAACATGTAGAGTTGCACTTTGGCCGGGAGAACGTTATTGTCTTTACAATACTGTGTCAATCTTATCCAAGGGTTATCAAGACCTTCTCGCTCATAATCTCCGTATACAACGGTTCCATCGGTAAGCGTTATTTGCCAGCTAATCATTAGCTCATGATGGCAAAGCTCCTTCATGTAACTATCAAACTCGGTACAAAGCATCTTAGTCTTCCTTGATCTTATGGATGACCCCTTGGTATCTTTTTGGAGATTCTGTTTTTCTTTTGCTCTTATTTTCATCCCCAGCCATAGAAGCGGCTTCGGTCATTACCGTCACGCCACGATCTTCTTTTCTTGCAAATAACTCAGAGGTGTATGTCGGGTCTTCTTGGTTGTTGATCTCGACATACCGAGAAACAACACTAACCGATCTTTCGAGCTTGTTAGCAATATCCTCTGTACTCATAGACTTATTGTCATCAATAAACGCTTTCTCTTTTTTAGAAAGTGGTCCCTTTTTCATCTTAGGTCTCCATTAAAAATCTTCTAGCTTTGGTAAAATACAATCTGTTTTTGCTTTCAAGGTACTTGGTATAACTCTCGAAAGTGTCTTTAGACACCTTTTTGAATTTATACATGTGAGATTGCCTCCTGCTGGAGGCATACGAAGAGTCTGTCTGGTGTGGATCTAAAAGCTCGTTTCTTCCGTACTTAATGTAGAATGTGATAGAGCCGGTAGAGGATTTTACGAGCTTTGCGACAGCCTTATTTTCTACCGATTGCTCTCCGTTGACATCTAGAAAAGTTGTTTCTACGTTTTCTGGGTCTGGTATATTGAGTTCAGACACATCTTCATTTTCCCATCTAGCCATTGAGTCTCTCCAATTTTTCTTTTAATGTTCTTATGCAGTCGGCTTCGGTTGGGCCGGTTATGCAAATTTGAGCCTTTGTAGACATCCCATATTTTGACAACGCCGAATTTCCCATAACGTAGTGGTCAAGGGTTCCATCCTTATTCATTTGTCTCACGTCAATCTTTAGTGTTACCGTTGCGTGATGAGGATGAAGTCTTCTTTCTAGCGATTTGCTTTCTTTACTTTCCATCACGTATCCATTTAAGCTTTTGTGTTTCGGTCATTGAATTTATCTTTTTGTGCATGTCTCTTCTTTCCTGACCTTCTCTGCTTTTATTTATACCGTCCTTTTCTTTCCTGTCTGACATTTCATATCTGCCCATTTTTTCAGTATTTCTATCTGCAAGCTGGCCTATTGTGCTAGGCTCGCCTCTAACAAACATTGCCGGAGGATTGATAAAAATTTTACGCAGCGACTTTTCGTTGCAGTGTGGGCACTCGTAGACAGATGGGTCGTTGTGCTTCTGTACTATTTCTGTATAGTAAGCGCACGCAGAACATTCAAAATCATATGTAGGCATTATTTCCTTCCTTCCATTATATACTGTTATAAGCTCTTAGTCAAGAAAATTGCTCATAATTTGGAAAGTATTTTTGAGATAATTCTATTTCTAACAATATCTTCAGATGTTAGTTCGCAAATAGAAACTCCTTCAACATCTTCTAGTCTATCCATACATATGTCTAGGCCGCCGTCAGAGCGATGGTCTAGGTCTGTTTGACTAAGGTCTCCATTAATCACAGCCTTTGAGCCGAGACCTATACGGGTTATGAACATTTTGATTTGTTCATATGTAGCATTTTGAGCTTCGTCAAGTATCATAAAGGTGTCGTGAAAATTTCTTCCTCGCATATACTCTAGAGGACACATTTCGATTATATTGGTTGACCTCGCAGAGTTGTATGTGTCCGGACTAAGATATAGCTTCATCTCTTCAACGACCGGAACAAGATAGGGTGATATTTTTTCAGTTAGAGATCCGGGGAGAAAGCCAAGTCCTCTTCCAGCCTCAACAACCGGTCTTGTAATTACAATCCTTTGAACATGGTCCTGTAAAAAGTGTTGACAAGCCAAGCCAACAGCAACGGCTGTTTTACCTGATCCCGCTGGGCCTGAACAGAAGGTGACATCACTTTCAATCATACATCTAATGTAGTCTGCTTGATTGTCTGTCTTTGGCTTTAATTGTTTTCTACGAGGTCTGACGGGCTGTTTGTTTTTTTGATTTCTACGCTTAGGCAATTTAATTGCTCCTAATAAGGCAAAGTTGGTGCGGGAAGATCTCTAACGGTGGTGTCTCTAACTAGAACTATATCGCTAACATCATTTTGATATGATATAGTTCCTTCTAAGTTTCCACCATCGGTTCCCCCTCCATCATAGCTAAAGTTGGTTAAATAGTTTTTCTTTCCAAGATCCCACACGAAAAAATTGGGGTTTGGATCTGTGTGTTTTTTGGCTACCAGTTTTATCTCTCGGTCTACATGTGGCCAATCTGTCGAAGAAGTAACTCCGTCAGCTTTTGAAAATGTAGTATCCGTGTTTGGCAGATAGCTACTTGGTGAAGACCTTCTGGGTAACGGTTGTCTTAGTGTTCCTGTAAATGAGGCTGTGACCTGAACAGGAAGCACAACATATCTCCAGAGATTTTGCAGACCTTGATCAATAGAGCCTCGCCATTTCCCAATGTCTGCTATTTCTGAGTAGTCTATTGATGCATCTATAGAGACTGAATTTAGTCCTAATATTTCTTTAGCTGGCTTTCCTTCAGTAGCGGTTTCTCCAGAGGAGTTCTCAGCCTTAAACATTCTTATAACCTCTTCCGGAAGAGTGGACTGCGTGTCAGAGTTTAAGATGTCTAGATCATCGTGTTTTAAAATGTTTCCGACTTGAGCCGCTGAAGCTGAGGGGAGTGTATATGAGCTGGTTGCTGTAGCCTCGTTGTAGGTGGCTCCTTTAGTTATTAGTGTGATGCTTTCTCTTATTGGTTCACCCACTGCCATACTATAGCTAATTGATGTTATTAAGCAGTTTCTGTATGTGACCTGAAATACAACGTTTTTGTCAGCATCGCTACTACTTGGAGTTGTGTGATTTTCACTTCCAAGTCTATCAAACTTATCGGGCCCATAAAGTATTGTGATGTCAAAATTTCTTATAGACTTTGAATTAGGGTTTGTTGCCCCTTGACATCCTATATTGTCATCTTTTAGGATGTGGCAGTTTTTATAACCTGAGTCACTAGAGACATAACTAGATGGATCGACATGATAGAAAAAGTTGGATGACTGATCTATGACTCTTTCGATTACTATTTCAAACTGTTGTTGTCCGTAATAATGATATTTCCTTTGAAACCTACCAACATCCATTAGTGATTCAGAGGCATTTTCGGAGCTGACACCAACGGTTTGAACGCCGGTAAGAAACGTGGAGTCGGTTGGAGTTTGATCTCCTGTTTGCGTAAGCCTCCCAAAGCGGGTTCCTGTGGTATTAACCAAAACCCCCATGCAGGCGTAAAACATACGCCCATTAATTTCACTAAATGGATATATAGACATAATTAAACCCCACTACTGCCAAAGCCACCAACGCCTCTTTCTGAATCCTCTAAGTCGTCAACTTCTAACATATTTGTTTCAGGAAGTTTGTGGAAAATAATCTGGGCAACCCTATCACCGCTGTTTATTTCTACAGTAGTGCCTGATGAGTTGTAAAGGCAAATCTTTATTTCTCCTCTGTATCCGGCATCAATCACTCCCGCAAAAACATCTATTCCCCTTTTTACAGCGAGTCCCGATCTCGGCCAAATAAGACCAACATAACCGTCCGGAATTGACAAAGCTATGCTAGTTGAGACTGTTCTTCTATGATTTGATACTATCTGAAGATTTTCTGAAGAATATAAATCCCAGCCAGCATCATATTTGTGTGCCCTTGTTGGCAGCGTTCCCTTATCAGACAACCTTTTGCATTTTATGGTTTTTTCTGGGCACGGTTTTTGACTATTGGCAAGCATGTTAATTCGGGCTTGCTGATCACAGTGTACTTCTAACGTCATATCCTAATCTCCTATACTATTTCACAACTTCCACCACTACAAGCCCATTCTTGTTCTGGCTTAACATTGTCTACTTCTTCGATAACACAGGTAAAATCAACATCTTGATACTCTCTTTTCATATCAACCCACTCCTTCCAGTTATACACATCTTTCATGCAGTAGGTTAGCTTTCTAAGGTCTCCTTCAAAGTATCTATCAGAAAATTTCTTGCATCTATCTGACCATTCTTTCTTTCCATTTCCCTTTATTTTTTCACCAACCCCAAGCAGCGAGTCGCAAGCGGCCCAGAGATTATCCTCCCACAAGTTTAATGCAACCTCTATTAAACCACTAACGAATAGAGATGCGTCTCCATAATGGGAAACTTGTTCAGTGGGTAAATAAATAGTTGTAAATGGGGCTTGGGGATAGTCTTTGTCCCCTGTTATTGGCAGAAGAGATATTCCACAAAAATATTTTCTATTCTTGTAGATATATGATTCAACCTCGTCCCACTCATCTGGCTTCACATTAATTGTATTTGAAACGTTGTGAACTAGCCAAGGCTGTGTGCAAAGCTTCTTGTTTGTTCCGGGGATTACCCAGCTTTGCTGTGTGCTTTTGACATAATTTAGCAGGTCTAAAGCCCCTACTTGGTTTTTCGTTTTTGAACCTGCTGGAACCTCTACGCAAAATCCAACTACGTCGTCGCTGTCATTGTTTGACCAAACCGACTCCTCACACGCCCTTGGGTTGACTTCCCTGAAATAGTTATAAATTGGCTCCATCTTGTTTGCCTGCACACGCCTTATGTATCTTTTGGCGTGGTGTGGATGTATGCCACTAGAAGTTCCCAGTATACAACTTGAAGTTCCTTCTGGTTTTATGCAGGTTGTTCGAGCGGCCTGATTTACACCAATCTTCTTTGCCAGAATCTCATTGGTTTTCTTTACTATTGCCGCTCCTCTTTTCTGAACGGTTGGATCTAGACATATGTCGTGTTGTTCCATAATGCCCGTCATGGAAACGCCTAAGAGGGCCTCCCTTTTAATAATGTTTTCTGACGTTTCTCCTAAGTACTCAAAGCTGTCGAATCCAGCCTGAAGCGTTCCTATGATAGATGCGGCCTTGCAAGCGTCGTAAAAATCCTCTTCTGTTTTTATCTTTGCACAGTTTATCGTACTTAAATTGCAGGCTTGCCATCCGGTTTCACCTGTCTTCTCGTCTACTGGCCACATCCCAATCTCTACACACGGATTAACTATTAGCTCTGTAGAGTCAGACCATACAAATCCCGGTTCTCCAAAATCCTTTACGGAGTTCATAAGTTCCGAGAATTGGGCTTTAGTTGTTTTATCCCTA